CTGCTCCAGCTTCACCGACACCCATTACCACTACCGCCCCTATCACCATGGGACTCTCACTCCAGCCGGGAGGCGGCCCTGGCATGGCAATCATCGACAGCTTCCCCAAAGTACCTACCACCATCAACCTCCAGACTGGTCCGGTGCTCCAGCAAGAGGACGGCAAAAAGTACGTCACTCTTTCCGACCTCGAAAAGATCCTGCAGGACTTTGCTGCGGTAGTGTTTAACAACGCCCGCACCGCAGGCGGTCGCCAGTACCAGGGGGTCAACTGATGGCAAACCGCGCCCAATCCCAGTACGTCCGCATCTTTGACGAAAGCGGCACCTACCGCCGCTGGCAGCAGTTCTATTACAACCAGACCGTCACCTGGGACAGCGTGCCCTGGGACTACCACCCGTTCAGCGTCAACGCGCTAGTCGGCAGCTCCACCCAAGCCGAAGCAGGCATCAGCATCACGGTGCCCGCCACATCAGAAGCTGTTGCCTTATTTGCACTGGCACTGGACAACAACTATCTGTGTGAAATCAAGATGTATGAGTTTGATCCAAGGTTGTCGCAGAGCGAACCGCAAGCTGGACAACTGCTGATCGGATCCTACATTGGTGAGGTTACAGGCATCAGCGGCAGTTTCACTGAACTTGACGTCAGTATTGGATCGAGTCTTGCACCTATCGGCTCCCAAGTCCCACCCCGCACGTTCTCGTCTCGCCTAGTGGGCAACCCGGCAAAGCTATGAAACTCCGTATATCCGACCCACTGGCGCTCCTCCCGTACCAGACGGGCGTCATCTTCCGCTCAACCAGCGGTAGCAAAGTCAAGGATGACCCTGGCACGTGGCTAAACACGCGGCAACGTTCCGTGGAACTAGGCACACCCGTGCCGATTGTGTTCGGTCTGTTTGTCGATAATCCTGGCACAAATGATGATTACGGCGGTGTGTTTGTAAGCCCACCAGCCACCAAAATTCGCTACGACTTAAACACCACAACAAACGAAGTTACAACAAAGCTAACAATGGTACTTAGCGAAGGCTATGTGCCGCAACCACTGGTGCAAGATGTGTATCAGCGCACCTGCAAACGTGGGATTATGGTCTGGGCATACGACAAACTTGCCGGACCATATTTTACGGCTGGCAATTACACATCAGGTGGTGGAAGTGTAACAGTCATATTCCCGAGTTATGCGGGCTCAGACGCCGGAACGTACGAAGACATGACAACCCTGTATTACACAAACCAGTTTGCAGCAAACGATGATACATGGCAAAACCAAGTCCACGTATTCGTGCGGCAAGGTATGCACGTCACAAGGCTTGCAGGTGGTGGCGTCGGACCAAGCAATAACATGGTCGATCTTGCTTATTACTTAATTCAAAAAACAAGTCGTGTACCGGAGCTACTGATTGATTCCGCAGCAATGAGTGTCGCTGCGTGGTTTACACAAGTCAACGGTTTTACCTGGGACGGCATCCTCGACGAACCAGCAAACTTGGAAGATTGGATGCGCGAGATGGCGGGATTCTTCCTGCTGCGCGTATCTGAAAAGAATGGCAAGAAAGGTTTTCGTCCCCTACTGCCAATCACCCTCGCTACCTATCAGATCGCCACTGGATCGGTGAGCTGGAAGTTTGGCTTCACCGAAGAGCACTTAGTGCCTGACGGTTTCCAGATTGAGTACATCCCCCTGAGCGAGCGCAAACCGATCTGCGCTCAGATGATGTGGCGTCAGCAGCCGCCTAACGACATCGGCTTTGTTCGTAGCACTGAAGTGCGGATCGACGGCGAAGCACTGGAAGGTCCGTACGAGCAGTACGACATGACGCAGTTCTGCACGCGGGAAGATCACGCCGTAAAGGTTGGCGCGTACCAGGTCGCACGCCGCAAGTACGTCACCCACTCGCTGCGAATCCGGGTAAAACCAGATTCGTACAACACTCTTTTAGTGTTAGGCGACATTGTGCGTGTTCAGCTTCGCCGCGAGAACGACCCCGGCGTCGTCAGCTTCCACGACTATCTGTATGAGATCGAAAAGATCAACAAAACAGAAACCGGCGTCGTCGAGTTTGACTTGATGCACTTCCCGATTGATTCTCTGGGACGCAGCATCTTGGCGCTATACGTCGCTGGCGCAGAAGGCACAGGTTACATGTATGACCTAGGACGTAATGAGTATTCTTGCGACGACCCAGATAACGTTAATGACGACGACCCTGTTGCCCCGACTGATCCGGGTGACGGGAACAATCCTGATACACCAGACACTGACGTGGATCTGCCGCAGCCCGGTAAGGATCTAGATAATCCACCGAACGACGCGCCTGTGTTTACGCCCGGCTCTGAAATCGGCGGTGGTCCTGGCGGCACCACTGGCGTATCGCCAACAGGTAGTCCGACTAGCCCCAACTCGAACGACCCCTTCGATACTGATACGCCCGGCAACGTCGCTATCACTGGTATCCCGACAGATCGTCCAATCCAAGATGGCGATACGTTAATCATTACACCACCGTGCTGCCCCTCAAGAGTTACTTGGTATAACTACGATTGCGATACAGGCGAAATCATCAACGTTGCCTTTGTCGAGACGACAACGCCAGAAGATAACTGCGAATCTCGTTACGAAATAACTAATGATGTAATCAACCAATCCCTTAATGGCGGCATTAAGTTCTGCATCCAAGGCGCGTTTGAATGTCTAGATCCGGGATCACCTACTGGGTATGGTGATCCCATCTTTACACCTGTGGCAGAAGTTACCCCGTACCTACCGCCGATTCAGTGCCCTGGTGGAAACAACTCAGGAGGACAGGGTACATTCACTCAAGTTGTTGACGTCGGAGAAGGACTAGGCTCGTTTAATTTTAGCTATCAAGCCTTTAGTATTCCCGACAGATTTGTGATTTCTGGCGCGGCATCTTTTGACACGGGTGTTATTAGTGGAGGTGGAACAGTAAGTGTCGCAAAAACAAGCACTGATCGGTACATTTTTGTTACTGTATATGCTCCGATAGAGGGCACAGCATGGACTTACAACGTCGGTTGCGCTAGCTGATCATGGCCACCTTCCCAGCGCTAAAACCAAACGCCCGCACCTTTATCCCAGGGCAAAAAGCCAACACCCACATTGGTACGTTCGATGGCGACGAACTCAGCGTCTTACACACCAACGCATCTACCGGCTATACGCTGCGCTTGACCTTCACCGGCATGACAACTGCCGATCACTTCGCGCTTGTCAGCCACTACATGAGCCATGGCAGATTCGTGGCTTTTGACGTTCCGACAGAAGTAACGCAAGGCTCGAACATCACCGTCCCAGCCAATTACCTGTGGACGTATGTGAGCAGCCCGCAGACTGATTATTCGCCCGGCATCATCACAGCTACGGTGGAACTTGAGGCAACTCCGCAGTACACCGCCGTACCCGGATACATCTTCTAGCCATGGCAACCTTCCCGGCGCTGATCCCAAACTCCATCAGCTTCGACCTGGGACGGCTGAACATCAGCGAAGCGCAAACCCAAAGCGGCGTACCAAAACGCTTCCGCCACTCACTACGCACCAGCAATTACACCCTGAACATCAACTACGTCGGGCTGTCACAGGCGCAGATCAACGATCTCCGCAGCCACTTTTACGGGCAGCAGGGCACCCACGCCTACTTCGACCTGCCGGCATCTGTCTGGGGCGGCGTCACTGTTGTTTCCACCAGCGCGGTTTACCGATATGCCGCACCACCGCAGGAGGAACACACCGGGCTGTACTACAACGCGACAGTACAGCTAGCGGTTGTGATTGGCGAGGAGCTGCTGTACATCCTGAATGGCGGTGGCGCGACTGCACCAGCAACCACGGCGTTCACCTCGTTCGTGTTTAACGGCTTTGCCCCATTTATTCTTGTAGGAGGAGATGCGGACCGCATCAACCCCTCGGCAACACTTCTTCTTTACGGCGGCGGCGCAGGCTAATGGTTACTCCAACCCCGACCACAGTTCAGGTCAAGATCCAGCTTCGCAGCGACACATCTGCGAACTGGGCATCGGTCAACCCGGTGCTACTTGCTGGCGAAATGGGGCTGGAGACCAACACCAACCGCATCAAAATCGGCAACGGCAGCACCGCCTGGAACAGCCTCGGCTACTTCCCGTTTGCAGTTAGCGGCGGCACCGTTACCGGCAACCTTGAGATTGGCACGACCGGCACGCTGACGTTCGAGGGCAGCAGCGCCGACAACTTCGAGACCACGCTGGGCGTCATCAACCCAACGGCAGATCGCACCATCAACCTGCCGAACGTCTCTGGCACGATCATCACCACGGGTGACACCGGCACTGTTACCAGCACGATGATTGCCGACGGCACCATCGTCAACGCTGACGTCAACGCATCTGCTGCGATTGCCCATAGCAAGCTGGCGACGATTACTGCTGGCTATGTGTTGATTGGCAACGCCAGCAACGTACCCACTGCCACGCAGGTCACTGGCGACGTCACCATCAGCAGCACTGGCGTCACCGCCATTAGCTCCGGCGTGATCGTCAACGCTGACATCGCGGCCAACGCTGAAATCGCTGTCAGCAAGCTGGCGAACGGCACCGCCAATCAGGTGATCGTCACCGACGGCACCAATGTCAGCTGGTCCGATGACCTGACGCTTGCGGGCAACCTGACCGTCAACGGCACCACCACCAACATCAATACTCAGAATCTTGTCGTCGAAGACAAGAACATCATCCTCGGTGATGTTCCTACGCCAAGCGATACAACCGCCGACGGCGGCGGCATCACGCTGAAAGGTGCTACCGACAAAACGATCAACTGGGTCGATGCAACCGATGCGTGGACCAGCAGCGAACGCTTCAGCGTGCCACTGGGCAGTGCTGCATCACCATCGCTGACGTTCACTGGCGACGAAAACTCGGGGGTGTTTTCACCCGGCGCAGACCAAGTAGCCATCAGCACTAATGGCACTGGGCGGTTGTTCGTGGATGCGAATGGAAGCATCATCGTTAATACGTCCACTAGCCGGGCCAATATAACCGGGTCTAGTCGCCCTTCTTTTCAAATTGAAGGCACAAATTATGCGGGCGCGTTAGCAAGCATTTGTCGTGTTAGTGACAGCCCTGCCGCCGCCGCTACGTTGGCGATTGCAAAAACAAGAGGATCCAGTGTCGGCTCTAATTCCGCCGTTCAATCGGGCGACACGCTGGGAAGACTCTCATTTGAGGGTAGCGACGGCACTGCATTCTATGGCTCCGCAAGTATTACAGCAGTTGCGGCAGAAACATTTACAAGCACGTCTGCCGCTGGTCATTTGTTGTTTAATACCACGCCTACTGGTGCGGGGTCTTCAACCGAACGCCTGCGAATCACCTCGGCTGGCCTCGTGGGCGTGGGGACTAGTAGTCCTGGGTCGATCCTCCACTGCAATTACGCAACCGCAACTGATACATACATTCGGACAACAAATAGCGCGGGCACTAACGGTTTTGACTTTGGTGTCTCCAGTGGCGGTGAAGCGTGGGTCTTTAACCGCAACAACTCGAACATGTATTTGGGCACTAATTCAGCCCAGCGTGTGACGATCACTGCCGGAGGCAACGTCGGCATCGGAACCACGAGCCCAACCTCAATCCTTCACGTCAATCAAGACGTATCAAGCGGTAACTATCAATCACGCATAACGCTCGAAAATACTGACCAGCGCACCATTATCGGTTCTTACTGGCAATCTGGTGTTGGAGCTTACTCTTTAATCCAAGCGACCAATCAAGCTGAAAGCACAGGCGAAGCACTTCTCCTCAACCCCTCCGGCGGCAACGTCGGCATCGGCACCACAGCGCCGACAAGCTTGCTTGAAGCCTCTGGCGCTAATTGTATTATTAAATCAAATGGTTCTACTGGATACGGCGCGTTTTATGCAAATGGTGCATCAGGGAATTCTTCTTATCTCTTCCTCGCAACTGCAGGAACAGAAACAGCACGACTTAGAGCTGATGCACCCGGCGAGTTAGTTTTTGGAACCGGCTCATCTGGCACCGAACGCGCCCGCATCGATAGCTCCGGCAGGCTCCTGGTTGGTACGTCTTCGAGTGTCGCAAGCCTTAGTGGGCTTGGAGCACAGTTTCAAGTTAATGAAGGTGGAGGCGTTGCGGCATCTTTGCTTCGTTCTACGAATGATGTTTCTGGAGCGAACTTAGTCTTTAGGAAAACAAGAGATACAACGCCTACTGGTGCAACTGTTGTTCAGAGTGGTGACAGCTTAGGCAATATCTACTGGATGGGTACTGATGGTACAAATGCTATAGCAGCTGCACAGATTACCGTTGCAGTAGACGGCACCCCTGGCGCGAATGACATGCCAGGCCGCTTAGTGTTCTCCACTACTGCGGATGGGGCGAGTTCTCCGACGGAGCGGATGAGAATAAGCAACAATGGTTATGTTGGCATCAACGGGACGGCGTCACGGCGGCTTGAGGTCTTCGATACAAGAGCCAGTGAGTTTGCGGCTGCGATCAATAACGAAAGCACAACAGGTCACGCTCTGGCCTTGGTATGCAAAAGCAGTGATACGGTTGGCATTTACCTGAATGGCTATTCATCGTCTGCCAACACCACCAGAATCAACATTTACAGCAACGGCAATATTCTAAACTCCAACAACAGCTACGGTGCGCTCTCTGATGCCAGGCTAAAAGACAACATTACTGATGCCAGCTCCCAGTGGGATGACATCAAAGCTGTCCAAGTTCGCAACTACAACTTAAAAACAGACCCGGACCACCGCCAGATTGGCGTTGTCGCCCAAGAGATTGAGCAGGTATCCCCTGGCTTGGTCTATGAGTCACCTGACCGTGACGCCCAAGGTAATGATCTTGGCACCGTCACCAAGAGCGTCAACTACTCGGTGCTCTACATGAAAGCCGTCAAGGCGCTGCAGGAAGCAATGGAGCGCATCGAAACCCTTGAGGCCAAAGTTGCTGCCCTGGAAAGCGCGTAGTCCCCTTCACTACTCGCCGGGGAGTTAGCCATAACTCCCCAAAACCCGTACATTTCACCTGACACCACAAGACCGATGCCCGACACCACCTATGCCTGGAACGTCGCCAACATGGAGAGGAATCTCTCTGACGGGATGGTGACAACTGTTCACTACACCGTGTCCGCACACGACGGCACCTACAGCAGCAGCGCCTACGGCAGCATTGGCCTGGAGCCTGCAGATCCTGCCGCGATGATCCCTTTCGCTGATCTCGACGAATTCACCGTCGCCAGCTGGGTCGCTAATCACTTTGGTGATGAAAAAGTGCAGGAGATCCAGCAGGCACTGCAGAACCAGATCGACCTGCAGCGCAATCCGGTGACAGGCAGTGGTGTACCGTGGGCTAACTGATGGCTGTTAAATCCAAAACCGCACTGGGGCGCCTCGACCACAAACCCGGCCGTCCCAAGAAAACGCGCCAGGGTCAAGGACAAAACAGCCTGCCCAATCACGGGCGCAAAAAGCTAAGAGGTCAAGGACGCTAACCTATAAAAAAGGTTGGCAGTATGCCTCGCAATGGACAACCACGAAGAGGTTTACGCCGCAGCGCCTGAACACCCCAACCCATTTAACCAAGCCGTGCCAGCTCTTTTGACCGCTGCGGTCATCGGGCTGGGCGGTCTTTTTATGCAGGTAGCCAAACTGGATCAATCAGTTAGTACAGTAGCCGCCGATATTCAAGAACTCAAGAACGATTCCAAAGAAAGGCTTAGCGATCTTGAAAGTAGAGTGCGCCAGATTGAAATGAAAGTTGGCCGGTAAAACAAATGAGCGTCGTCAACACCACTGATTTCGACAACGGCTACACCCTAGACCAACTGGAAAACGAGCGGGGCGAACTGTACTACCGCGCCTGTTTAAACAGCGTCTGCCGCTATGCCGAAGACCACTACATCGCGATGATGTATCTCGAAGGCATGGGCTGGGACCCTAAAGCAGACCACCAGTAATCCACTGCACGATTGCATCCTCGCGGTACGGCTCCCAAAAATCCTGCTGCCTGTACCACTCAATCCAGTCCTCGGCCGACTTCGAGATATTGCAAGCAAAACAGCAAGCCACCAGATTCTGCTGGTGCGTATGACCACCCCGCATCTTGGGGTGAACGTGATCCAGCGTCGCCGACCTACCTAAATCTGTAGAACAGTAGGCACACTTGTTCTCCCAATGTTTAAGAATTGATTGCCTAAATCGCGCCTTTGCTTCCTTTTTGTTTAAGTATTCGCCATCCTCGATGCGATGGTCCATACCCAGCAGTGGCTCCACAGAATGTAGCGGTAGAAACTATTACGCGCACTGGATCTCTTCTTTAGTACAGCTAAACTTTGCCAAGAATCCTTACTTCCTATGGATCCCACCACCGCAGCCGTGATTGCAATCTTGGTTGCCGCCGGCTCCGAGATCATCGCAATCCTCCCGGTCAAAGAGAACAGCTGGATCCAGCTGATCATTAAAGCGCTGAAAGTGCTTTTCCCAAAGCGCTGAGATCCAACACAGTTTGGCTGGCGCGATTCGGCGACAAGGGCTGGCGCGATCACCTACGCAAAGCAGCGCAGGACCACAAATTCAACGCCACGCTCAAACCACGCCTGGATCGCGCCATCGAAGACTGGCACGCGGATCAGCCATTAACACCAAAACCCGTTGTGGTTCACGAACCACCAAATGACGAACTACAAACCGGCGAAAGCCGCCTTCTGGGTGGCGCCATGAATATCCACTCCCCCTGGTCCGATGCCAACCAACAAGATCCGCCTGATTGACCTCTTTCGGTATTATCGCCAGCTGCCTCATCAAGCAGCCGCGCTGACCGAGCTAGAGGCCGCGATCAATAAGGCCAACCCCCATATTCTTGGTCGCGACCAAGGCTGGTTCAAAACCTGGAGCGTTGCCGGCAAACAAACTAACTTCCCCAACAGCTGGGAAGGAATTCTTGAAGCCGCCCGCGTTGCCGGCGCCAAATTCCCTGAACTAGTAGCCGCCCAATGGGCACTGGAATCCAACTACGGAAAACTAGTCTCCGGGAGAAATAACTTTTTTGGTCTTAAGGGCGAAGGCAGCGACAAGAAAACCCAAGAATTCATCAACGGTCAGTGGGTCACGATCACCGACAGCTTTATCGACTTTCCCGATCTGCTGTCCTGCGTGATGTACCTAGTCGACCACTGGTACAAAGACTTCAAAAACTACAAAGGCTGCAATAACGCTGCAACCCGCGACGAAGCTGCCAAATGGTTACATAAAGAAGGATATGCAACAGATCCAAATTATCCAGGTAAGTTAATCGAACTAATGAACCAGCACGCTGGCACGAAACCACTGGTCGCACCAAAAGAAAAAATCCTCAAGGTCGCGTACGAGTACCAGCTCGGACCAGACGATGGAGCAACGGGTTATCGCCAGTGCTTTAGCTCCAGCTGTGCAATGGTGGCCCGCTACTACGGCAAAATCTCTGGCGACTACGAGTACAACAAAATCCGCGCTCGTTTCGGCGATACCACCGACCCAAAAGCCCAAATCGCCGCCCTGAAATCACTGGGACTAACCGCCACCTTTGAGATGGATGGAACAGTCGAAGACCTAGAAACCGAAATTACTCACGGCTACCCCGTACCAGTCGGCTGGCTACACAAAGGACCCATCAGCAACCCAAGTGGTACAGGCCACTGGAGCGTAGTGATCGGATTTACGCCGACGCATTTCATCCACAACGATCCATTTGGCGAGGCCAACCTGACTACTGGCGGCTACGTCAGTAACAAGGGAGGCGCTGGTGTTGCGTATTCCCGCAAAAACTGGCTGCCTCGCTGGCTCATCGAAGGCAATGACACCGGCTGGTTCTTAAAAGTTCGCCCTAGGTAGCTATGCGCCCCATCGAACACACCGCTGAATCCAGCTTCCACAAAGCCGCCACCGACAAATGGCTGGTGGATCTTTTTAACCGCCAAGATTATCGCGGCCTCTTGGAAGCAGCTCTTGTATTGAACACACTCCACCAGCTGGAACGAACAAAATCGGCCTGGGCTATCCGCGAAGCCGCCGATAACCTGGCCGATCAATTCGGGTTAGACCGCAATTCGGCCTAACGCTGGCTGTACTTTTCGTACAAACCTGTATACGTGTGGTGATTTGGATGCTCTGGATTGGAGCGCCCATCCCACTCATACAACTTTTCGAGCAGATCCATCCGGGAATGATCGACGATCACTTGGCCCCAGTTCTGCCGAGCCCAATCAGCAAGTTCAGGGTTGTTCATTTTTACTCTCCACTAGTTTGAGACGACGCCGGGCCGATTCTTTCGGCCCATTGTTCGAGCGCACCAGCCTAGGTTTTTTTGCCGCCTGTGACGGCACCTCCACCTTGCAATTCGGGTAACGATTTGCTGCAAATAGCAAAGCCTGCTGGAGAGACTCTGCTCGCACCAAATCCCGCATAGCGCCTTGACCAGGCAGCCAAATCTTCAATTCAAACAGCTCAGTCTTTTCAGCACTGGTACGTGAACGTCCCTCGCCAAGACGAACTTCAGGGTCGAGTTGTTGCTGGAACGGAGTTACTTCCATGATTTGGGGTAGGTGGGTTCATCGACGCTATGAACAGCAACGTTGCTGTTAGTGCACTCAGCAACAGCTCGCGCCGCAGCGATAGCTCGTTCGTACGTAACCCAGCTGGATGCATCTTCCTTGGATGCGGTGAGACCAATACCTTTGCCAGGGCCGTAAACCGCCGTAACCCAGCGATCTTCAACCATGACGACATAGCGCGTCATTACCTTCAAATGATTTACTGTGTAAGCCTAGTAAGTTTAGCCTGTTGGAACCAGACTATGAAGACATTTCACTAAGTCTCATGCGTCTTGCTCTAACCCACTTCCTTCTTGCTTGGAGCGCATCCTTCCCTGTACCCGCCGTTGCACCGACTCCGCCCAGGCCGCCTTATCAGCAGCTTCCGCAGCCTTGTAATCCGACGTTGGAACAGCCTTCTCCAAAGCGGCGTAAACCATATCCCTCAACATTCCAGTTACCCGCTTGCCTTCACTGGCTGCAAGCTGCTCGGCCAATTTGTAGCGATGGCTGTCAAGCAGCAACTGGCAATAAATTTTTGACCCGTGCTTCAGCGGCATTGCTGCTTCTCTAGTCTGCTACACAGTAGCATACTGCGACACACTAGACCCGCCAGCGCACGTCATCATCCACATCCTTCCGCCAAGCATTGGACTGCGCCGCCCTTGCACTGGAACGCTGCTTGGTACAGCCTTTCCGAATACCCCGCGCCCACTCCAGAAACGCCGCAGCCCGATGCAAATCCGCAGTCTTCGCCTGCCTAATCTCCCGCATCAGCCACTCCATCACCAACTCACGGCCCGTACGGGGGAGACTCATGCGTCTAACTGTGAGACTCGCAAGATCGACTGGACGTGCTGATCAGGGCAAAGCTCCAGTGCCTTCATCCTTGCGACGAAAGCATCTGGAGCCAGAACAAAAATGTCATGTGTACCCCCGTGGCGTGGGTGCATCCGCACTCGGTATTGGTACTCCTCTTGGCTCATTCGTCCTGCTGCCTGAAGCGCTCTAAAGCCTCAAGATACGCAGCCGAAGCCTCTTGCGCTGTATCCCACGTGCCTAGGTAAACAGTTTTGTAGCTGCGTTGTATTGTGCTCATCCATTTCCCCGCAGGTGTTGGGTACGCACCTACATAACCGCTTTTAGCTGTAGAGGGTCTGTTCCTATTGTTCCAGGACGGGCCTGCGTCAGTCAGGTTTGCGATGTTGTCATCCGCGCTATCGCCGTTTTTGTGATCTAGTCCCGGGGAGGGATCGTATTTGTGGTACATCTTCCATACAACCCTGGAACGCAAAAAACGGCTATACCCCGGCACGTTTACAGACCAGCGGATCTTACCTCTGTGGTTTTGTTTCCAGCCTGCTACTGCACCGGCTAAAACTCCTTTAGAAGGCTTTTTCTTCCAGAAAAGCGTTCCGGTAGAAAAATCTACGTCGAACCACTCCTCCAGTACCTCGCACGGAGGCAAGGGCTTACACTTAATCATCGCCTGGTCGTTCAGGTGGTCAGGGGGTTGGGCGTTCGAGCGCCGCAACCCCACAACTATACCGTTACTTAGCTTCTTGCCAAGTGTCGCCAATGTTGGCGTCGGCTTTAGCCGGTACTTCGCCTAACCATTGCGCTTCCGCTTTTTCCATAGTTTCTTGTAAAATAGTTGCCCACTTTTCGGCACTATTCTCTTCAACCAATAAGATCACTTCGTCGTGCACGACTCCTGATAAGCGCACTTCTTCTTCCCCTGCTTTATACAAAAGTGGCCACAAAAGGCCGAGTGTTCGCTTGAGCACGGCAGCACCGGCCGACTGAATTGGCGTGTTACAGCGGGTCGTAAGTTTATTGTTCTCGCCCGGAAGAAACCTCCTGAACCCCGAAATGCGAGTGAAGATCGCAGGGTTACTCTTAGACGCATCAGCAGCGCGAGCATTTGCGCGCTGCCATGCGGAGATGCCTTTATATGCAGCATGGAACTTTTCCCGCACCTGCGCAGCCTCATCAAGATCCATCTGGATCCCCATTCCTGCCGCATAGTTTCTGAGTCCTTTTGCCCCGCTACCGAAGAGCAAGCCGAAATTTGCTGATTTTGCGACTTGTCGCTGTTCCTTTGTGACTTCACCTTCGGAAACCCCGTAAATCTGCATCGCTGTCAGCGTATGCAAGTCTTGCTCTTGCTGGAACGCTTTGATCATTAAGGCATCCTTTGCTTCTGCAGCCGCAAGCCGTAGCTCCATCTGCGCAAAGTCAGACACCACTAATTTGTACCCTTTCGGTGCTTCTACACACGATCTAAAGCGAGGATCTCTAGGGATATTCTGAAGATTTGGACTCATGCATGACATTCTTCCGGTATCAGCCCCTAACTGCATATAACTAGCACGAATATACCCATCTTTATCGAAAGTTTTTAGTAAACTCTCGGCCATCTGACGTCTCTTTTCTGTTTTTTTCCAGCGTATGTAATCGGCTACAACTTTGTGCTCACCTACGTATTCCTGTAGTGCAAGCCGACTAGCACTCGGTTTACCGCTCTTAGCATCCATCGGCGGTTCACCCAACAGCGCTGTGAACTTTTTTAGTAATTGCGCAGGACTATTGAGATTAAACACATCTGCGTCAGGTTTTTTACCCTTTGGCCCAGGCTTTGTCTGGTACAACAACTTCCCGTCAATTCCGCGACACAGCTTGTGTCCTTCCGGCAAAGCAGCATCAAAATCCTCAATAAACTTTTCCCCGACTTCGTGGTGCTCGATATCCAAATCCTCAATCAACTTCTCCAGCGCTTCTTTATTAAATGGAAGGCCAGTTCGCCACAACTGCGCCATCGCCGGCAACGCATTGCACTCCAAGTACCAAGCCGGGTGGAGCGCCGCCGTCGCCATCCGCTGCTGGATCTGATCAAACAAATCCAACAAGACCAGAACATCTTTCGCCGCATATTCCAATTGGCTCTCGGTCAACTCACCCGACCAATCGCTCTTCTGCTCTTCCTTAGAAATATCCTCGTGCAGGTAGCGCTTTACCAAGTGCTGGAGCCCGTGCTTCACATTCGGCATCCCGTTGGTAAGAATCCGACTCGCCAGCATGGTGCACAAAACCTTTCCCGCTGGATAGATTTCGTGTTCCTGGAGCCACCCAAGATCAAAAACAGCGTTGTGCGCCACCCATGTACGCTCCACGCTGAAAAACTCCTCAACAACGATCCAATCGTTGTCATCCAAATCAAAGCAGTCGAGTACCACAGGCAATTTGCCTGGGGCACCCAACTGCAAAAGCCGCATCCCGCCCATTTTCGGCTGGAGCTGCGTTGTCTCCGAGTCAAACGCGATCAGCCGTTCATCGTCGAGCGTATGCAGATGCTCGATGCCAAGAAAAAAGTCCAAGCCTGGTAGGGCAACTTGTACCCTACTACTCTAGCAGACTTTCAACCTCCCTCGCCGAACACAACACCGCCGCCGCGAGTGTCCCACCTTCGGGAAGTCCAAGCAAACACCGTTTCCCCCAATGAACGCAGTGCTTACAAGGCCCCCATCCGCCTGAGGTTTGTAACTCTGGCGCAACCGGTCCATTCGAATCTCCTCAAGGCCCGCAGGACTGGAGCGATAACACCTCATACACATGACCGGATTAGTCGTGTGCTTGCCGCACTTCTGGCACGGCCTGCTGTTAATAGTGACTGCCATTACTCAGAAAAAAGAATACATTCGGTAAAAAATCCGGCCTCACCAGCTTCAGGAATATCAAAATCGCACATGTCTTTGTGCCAGTGCTTGCATTTGATGCAACCGTTTCCTTGCTGCTGGCGCTGCTTCAATCGACGGCGCGGGATCTCAGGACAGACATCTTTGTACGTCCGTCCTGTTCGGATTGAATGAATTGACTGACGCGATATACCTAAAGCGTTAGCCAAGGTGTGATCAAACCGCCAATCCTCCAAAATCATTTTCACTTCTTTCGGTGTCATCCTGCGACGGTTGTTGGGCATGTCCCGCAGAGACACCTGCACCTCTTTCTTGGCAACCCGGTCAAAGTAAACATTCCACCGGTGCCCACAACATTTGCACTTCAGCCTGTAGGTATACAGGTTCGGCTTATGTTTCCACTGATGAATGTTGGTGATTCGTCTGAAAGTGTGAGTGCAATGGTTAGCCATTCCAGTGCCTGATAACGCCTGCGCAAATGAAAATGTTTGTAGTCATGTAGGCCGCCAAGATACAAAAACGCACCAGTGCAACCTGATCAGCAACCCGGTCGTGCTGGTGCGCCTTTTCTCCCAGGGCCTTGGCGACAACTCGCCACCAATGCCTCATCGGTCTTGGTACGCCTCCGTAGCCAATGTATTGATGAGGCGGTTCAGATACCAGCGAGCCTTACGAAAATCCTCATACGGATCTTTCTTCAGCCACGCCCGACTGATGTACTTAATGACCTGCCAATGCAAGCCACCAACAATCGGGTCAGGCGCGTGCCGTACCCAATCTTCGATCACATCAATGACTTCAACCTTCCCAGCCGTGTAATGACTGGGGCGACTCACGTTGTCGTTCATCCTTTTGACGCCTGAACAGCTTTGTCGCCTTGGTATCTCCCAGTGTGGGAGTAGTCCTTGCTGGGCAGCATCGTCATCCGATGGAACACAATCTGCGCAATCCGCATCCCAGGCCACAACGCAACCGGGTGCATAGAACGCGCATTTTGCAGTTCCAGCGTTAGCCTCCCGCAGTAGCCAGGGTCGATATACCCAGCAAGCAAATGCTCGATACCTTCCCTAGCCCGGCTCGACTTGAGCGCCAGTTGCCCAGCAATACAGTCGGGCAACTTGAACTCCTCCAGCGTTTCAGCCAGAACGAACTCATGCGGCTGGAGCATGAACGGCTTTTTTTGCGTGTGCCCTGCAATGGAGTAAGGCACTAGCTCGGGCGTTGACGGCAACTCCACCAGCAAGTTCTCGCCGAGTCTCACATCAAGACTCGCTGGATTCACTAGCTCCTTATCGAATGGAGTGACAAGCTCCCTTCGCGCCAGCGTGAAAATGTCGATATCCGCCAGGATCACGCCGCAGCCGCAACGGTTTCCTGCTGGAGCACCACATGTTTCCAGGTCTTATTCCATTTGATGCAATTCACCGTTGTGGCATGAACGCCAAACTCCTTAGCGATCTTGGCCACTGATTTTCCACCAGCAGCCAACTGGCGCTTAATTTCCAGCACTTTGGGCTCAGTCAACACCGAGTGCCCACGCTTGCCTTTGCGGCTGGACTTACGAGTCTTACCTTGAGACTTCGCTTGGGCGCGAACAATCTTCTCGCCAGCGGGCAGCGGAATGGTCTGCTTGGGATTAGTCAGATCAATCTGAACGTGCTGGCACGTATCAACAACAAAGCGGGCAGCATCCAGAGCTTTGACGATCTCGTCGAACTGGGCTTCAGAAAGGATGTACATGTTCATCGGATGGAACGTGTGCAGTGTAGTAGGGAAGAGCGGGTCTGTGTCAACTCCTAATTAGGCGGAAACTAGGAGTTAGCTAGGTGATCGGACTACTGGGCTTCAGGCACGCAACTTGGCGAGCAAATCTGCCGTCTTCTCCGCCAGCTTGCAGTAGCTGGTGCCCTCATCACTTGAGATGATGTGCGGGCAAGTGGAGTTGGGCTGTTCGATCCAGTCTCCGAGAGCCTGTTGTAGAGCTGTGAACTCTTCCCAGGTAAGGCTCATTGATTGCTCCCCCCGGCTGATGTGAACATCGAAGCCTTCGGCGTTTGTCCACTCAGTGACTTCAAGAAAATCATCGCCCTTGCGGTCAATGTTGTAGTTCTTAAGTTCAACGAAACGGCAGGTGCGCTGTGATTCCTTCATGGCGTGTAGTGTGTAGAACTGATCAATCTTGTAATTCCTTGATTAGCTGTTGTACGTCATGGTCTTTAAGACCCTTAGTGAGCGCAACAAGCAAGGCGTACATCACAGTGCCAGGGAAAAACAGTCCGACAATCCCGTATAGCAGAATCGCCACTCGTCCTTTGAAACCGAGCGTTTCCCCGAAGGCTTTAGCCCATTCGGTCTGTGTAGTCATTAACCATTCTCCAATTCAAGTTTGATTGCGGCCTGAAAATAACCAGCCACCTTCAGCCTGCGGTATGCAGGTCCAGCCTCATCGGACTGTTTGTTTTCGATGTTGTCGTACTCATGCCGCGCCTCTTGGAGCGCAGCCATGGTGTCGACGTTAAGCAGGTGCAACTCCGAGTCCGAAAGCTCGGAGAGCTTGTCCAAATAAACCGTCCGCCCGTTCAGCAGATAGGAACGGTAAAACGGCACCATTGAATTTTCAGTCATCAGCGTGTTCAACAACGTAGGAATTGCGGAGCTGGCTCCGGATTTTGATGGTCTCGTCGTGCCCCACATTGCCGAGGTACTCAGCAGCGCGA